TAATGCACCTAAATAGGCCACAGCATCTAATAAGTTGTCTTGTTTGTAATTATAAGAATGTCTGCTTAATTTTAATGCAACTAACGCAGCATACATATCAGATCCAGTGAATTCTTTACCAGTCATGCCACTTGCAATTTGAGCTGCTCTTCGCATGCCTTCTTCGAATGGACCATATTGACGTTCTTTCTCTTCAGATCTTTCGTTAATAATTTTGTTGGCTTGTTCTAAAATATTACTCATATAAGGTTGTTTATGGTTTATATACGTGAATTTGTTATTGTTTCAGCAAAAAAAATCCTAGAGCAAAAACTCTAGGATCTTTTCTTTAATGCCGCTTTGTTTAATACCTTCTCGAGATCTTGGTGTCAAGACAAAGTTCTTGAGTCCCCATTCTCGATCCATTTCACCCCAAGTTTCATCAGTGTAAGGTGCTCCCATATTGAGGTCATCTATTGCTACCCAATGTGTAACTTCAGGATGATCGATTAAGTATTGCCTAATCTCAATGGCTCGAGTTTGTTCTAGATCCCATTTTGGTGACCATACGAATACTTTTTCGCTGTACCATGTGCATGCGCTTAAATCTGGTGTGTATGCGATAGGTTTCTTACAGATTCCTTTGGATTCGTAATATTCTCCCATCTCTTCACAATTGGCCCATCTTTTCCAATCTGAACTTACAACAATCTCTGCTCCAGTTTGTGTAATAATATCATTAAGAATTTCAATAGCTTTTTGGTTGAAATTATCAAAACGGTATTCTAATGGCATATCTTTAGCTGAATCAGATGCTTTTATGCCTTCAGCTCTTTGGCGCTTCTTATATCGACCTCCCCATTCTGTAGCTAAACATATAACTCCATCGTGGTCTAAAAATATTACTTTCATTATTCTACGTCTTTTAAATCTGTTCTTAATCTACCTATTGCTGCGTCTAATGTGTTATAAACTGGAATACCATAGCGACTACAAACAATGTCTACATTGCCTTTACGCCAAAATTCATCAGGACAACAAACAATCATTTTCTTAGAATTAGCGTATAAGCCAAGTTCTAACAAGCTAATTGGACTCTTTGTCTCTGGTGAAAAGTACATAAAAATAACATCGCATAAATCTAACATGTTCATTTCCCAATTTACTTGTTTGCTAAATTGAGGATTAGATTCCTTTTGTTCCCAACTAAAATCCCAATCATCTCGACGAGGATTCAAAAACGTTAACGTATTTCGATCTTTAAACAATTCGGGTATTACTGATTGCCAATCTTCAGCAGCTCCCATTTCAATAGAACCTGCTAAGAAAACTGTTGTGTCATTTTTTAGATTCCATGTGGGCATCAACGGTGCTTTAATTACTTCCATATTTCTTTATAATTAGATTTTACTATATTATATTCTTCTTTGCTAATAGGACTCCATGCTGAGAAGTCAAATGTTGAAAACTTAAAATGGTCTATGATTTGCCTTTCTTCTGTCTCATCAATCAAGGTTAATTTGTCAACCCATCTATAAGATCTTTGTAAAAACAAACGTTTGTTAGTCTTATGTTTAAAGACTAACAAACCATGCTCATTTAATTCAGTGTACATTATTTTTCTAATTTTTTTGAGATAAACATAAGACCTTTCCAAATTAGTTTTAAACACATTGCAAACCAAAAGAATGGCCACGCAAAACTCATAGTTGTATAAGCTTCTACATTTGACTCATAATCATCGGGCCATAAATCTTCTAGTTCTGTATTATCATAATCATCAATGTCTAATTGCTTTTTATAGGTATGCATCGCCCAAAGCGATGCAAAATAACCTATAATATAAATTGCTAAAAATATCAATATCATGTTCAATTATTTTAAACGTGCTCTAATTGCAGTAAGAGTAGTTTGGTTTTCAAATTGACCATTTTTGTAGATAGTCTGTAATTCACCTTTAGCTTCAGTTTCCCAATCACAATGATCGTATAATTTGTAAGCCAAGTCTTCTTCGCTTTTGAAGACGCTTAACAAACCTGTTGCAGATTTCTTAGTTCCATCGTCAGTGATTGGATTTTTGAAGATTTCACGTCCTTCACCTTCTACTTCAACATACGTTGCTTTCATTGCGAAACCAAATGTATCACGAGTATTAAATTGGTATGTGAATGAACCTACACCTAAAACGATGTTTGTACTTGCAAATCCTTTTGCTTCTAAACGCTTACAGATTTCTTCAGCTCTTTCAATTGTAATTGAATCTCCGTAGATTGCTCCGATATGACTATCAAGAACTTTATAACCTTGTTCGTTTACAGTTCCACCAAATGCATCCCAAAGTAATTCAATAACACCTTTTACTTTAGGCTCACTGTGAACGTCTTTTGATTTCAATAACTCTGAATCTATCATAATTGGAGGGTTTGAGTTCAATCCACAAATAATATCTACTGGATCTCCAGAGTCAGGGCGAATAACTACTTTACCATCTCTTGCTAAAATCTCTTCTTTAAGAGTAACTATGTGCTCAGTACAAACTTTCCATAAATCCCAAGTATCTGACACGATAGAAAGAATTCCAGTTGGATATGTCTGCATCAAGTTTCTAAATGTACCAACCTCATCTTCTTTAGTTCCAGCACACATTACTGAATGTTCTGTTGCATTCACTGAACCAGCAACAAATTCTGTTTCGTTATAGAATTTACGAGCACCAAAGATAGCAGGCAAACTATCAGATCCACTGAATGAAGTTAAGTGACCAAGTCCTGAACTAATTACAGCATCTACTGAATCCATACCTCTCATTGAGAAGTCATGTCCTTGCCAATCGATAAACCAACTGCGTTCAGCGTCAGTCTTTTCTTGCCATTTAGTCAATACCTTGCGATATTGGTATGCAATTGTAGCCGATGTCATTGGTTTCCACAGCAAGTTAGAAATAATAGTTTCCAAATAGTTTGTAATCCAATAGAATTCTGGAAGTGTATTGTAGATTGTCAATACTGGCACTTTCATTGGCACCAAAGTTCCTTCTTCGATTGCTTTAATGTGAATAGGCAAATAACCTAAGTCGTGAAGAGCTTCAAAATGAGCTACGTCATAGTCAGTATTTAAATACATTGACAATTCTCGTTTCATTTCTCCACAAACTTCGTCTTTTGGACGATTGAAGAATTCATTAGCAAATGCATCGTGAATTTGCTTAACGATCATTTGTTGACCAAATGATACAAGTTGATCGCAACCTTTAGGTGCGTATTTGTTACTTCGTGGTGTGAAGTTTGAGTAAACTAAAGTTGTTCCTTTTGGATACTGTTGGTGGTGGCCTGTTTTGTAGCCGTCTGTTAATAATAAAGGGTTCATATCTTTTATCTTTTAATTATACTGTAAATATACTACTAATTTTTGACATAAAAAAATTTATTTTTAAAATGTTCGTAACTTTATGCTTCTGCCTTGGTTTTTAATAAGCCTTTAATAAATTCTCGGTCCTGAGTAAATGTAGGTGTTTCAATATCAAGTTCCCATACATTTCTTTTGTAAGTATCACTTTCTGAAATAACAGAGGTTTTGTGTGTTACTTCGGCTTGAGTGTTTCTTCGTACAAAAACCTTTTCTACTTTCTTGATAATACCACCTCTTTTCAAACGCGGTGCATAATCATTCCAATTGATTCCCTTTTGAAAAATTAGTTCTTGCATTTGATCTGTCTTAACTCCGTGTAATTCTTTAGGACTATAAAGACTTTGTGCAACTGAAGAGATAGAGTTTCTTACTGCGTCTTGTTGTCTCCAAATAAAGTAGTTTTCAACCTCATCAATAAATGGAATCTGAAATACTCTGGCGTCAAATTGAGCCATGTTAAATTGAGAAACAATTGCACGACCTTGAGTTGGCGTTTGTTCATAATTGCCAAATCCTCTCATCAATCTTAAACGATTGAATTCTGCAGTTGCCATAGAAGCAGCAACTGATGCCATTTTTTGCAAGTTGTTGTCAAACCATGCATGAGTGCCTAATTCGTCAAAGTCTGTTAAAACAAGACTAATCTCGTCTGATTGAACATAAGCAAATTTGGCACCTTGGATATTCTTACATAAAAATGCAGTAGTTGCATCCATGTCTTCAATAAGTCCTTGGTCAAATGGTCGTTCTAAACCTCGTGTGTAAGTGTGAAATGCTTTTCCGTCGATGCGAATAATTGTGAATGTTCTCCTCGGGAGTTTGATTCTGGTTCTATCTTCGTAGAACTCTTTCATGCGGTCGCCTAATGCGTCTTTCATAATATATGTTGTTATGCAACCTTCGTTAGTTGGATGCGGGTTATGTTCTTTATATAAAGAACTTTTGATTTGTTTCAAATAGCAGTCAGGACAGAATTAGTTGGAAACTTTCAGCGTTTTACAGAACTTGTCCAACCTGAACCAATTCCGCCACCTGACTAAATTCTAATTCTATGACATTCCCACTTTCTTCATGTGCTATGAATTAGTAACAATCTGCCTTTGTAGTCAGGACAGGATTCGAACCTGTAATTGTGGAGCGTAAACTATTTACCACATACCTTTGTAACGATAGCGTTTACCATTTCGCCACCTGACTATTTATTTTCCACCATTGCGCCTATTTTTCTTGCTTTGCGCCTATTTTTTCCACCATAAGGCTAAAATTAGAAATTATTTTCCAAATGTTTCGTTGTGTTTGTTTATTACTCATTTTATTTCAGTAAATTCCATTATTACTTTTTCAACTCCATCTTTTATCCATTCTCTTTGAATCTTTCCACTTAATATATCTTTTTTCATATCTAACATTACTCCTATTGTTTCTTCAGTTGAAACTTTAACAACTATTTTTACTTCAAAAGTTCTTGATTTTTGTTTATTGCTCATTTGTTAAATGTTTAAAGGTTTTTTGTCAATCTAAAGGCTTACTATTTGCTTTTGTTTGTCATATTATAGCTTTCCAAATATTATTTTAAATCTTAACCAAATTCTAAATTTAGCAAGTAATAAAAATATAGCATAATCAGTATATGAAGTACAAATCTTTGTACCATAACAAGTTCCACTTAAACCTTCTTGAAATGAATATCCTTCAAAATCAAATAATTCCCATTTTATACTGCTTTTATTATTGCTCATCTTTACCTCCAAATGTTTCGTTGTAGTATTTTTCTGCTGTTTCGTATGGCTTATCTCTAAAATGCCACGATTGATTATAGCAATTGATGATTTGTTGCTTCTCCATTTCTTTGGCTTGT